GCACAGTGGAGGAACTCGCAAGGAAGATCCTCCTGATAGCTTATCCAAGGACCTTAGCACACCAAGCACCAGGTAAACGGATTTGGTTGGATGGAGGTGTTGCAGATAAAGCTGGTGCAGCTCGAAATGATCAAACTGGAAGGAGTGCATTTCGAGAGATGAGAAAGCCACCTGATCAAGGAGGGATTGGCCTTCCTCTCCGTTTCACTACTGATCCACTCATGACCAATGTTCTGAATGGAATCCAAAAAGTAAAGCGTGCAATCAACCAAAGGAAGTACTTATGCACTAGGGAAGTGTGGAGGAATGGAGAAAGAGCAACAGGCAACAGCTTCAGGAAAGCAATCCTTTCCTATGGATGGACACCAACCAAAGATGAGCCTAAAAAGGATGGAAGGGAAGACCCTTTAGACGCCCTTCGATATGATTGTATTTTGCATTATTGGTCTGAGCTCTCTCTTCCTTCAATGGCAAGATCCAAGCCAAGATCCAAGGCTTCCATCCAAAAGAGAAGACAGAATAAGTTTAGAAACTTTTAGGCAGCAAAAAAGCCCTATGACCAAAAAATAAACCAACGTATTCAAAATCTAAGCAGTTTAAATCTTAAAAAAAAGGAAATAGTCATAAGGCTTTTAGCTGTTATATCCTATTGATCTCTTCAGAACAATAGAAGAAGGCCTTGCTGGACGAAAATGTATGGAGATGAGTCCGTCACGATTTAACTAACTACACCATTGGATAACAGATAGAAGATATAGAGAGATAAACAGCAAGACCTTCTGAGAATTAAGTAACACTTCTTGACAGTGGATGCAATATCTTTTACTTGACTAATGTTTAACAGTGTCACAAATGTCACCCTCTAAACTTGACAACGTCACGCAAAAGAAACAATAATTATATTCATGAGGTACATCATGAACAAAGACGATACAAGAGACGCACCCTATCATAAAGCCTTGTTTCCACGCTTTACCACTCGAGGTATCAGTGGAACGCAGCTTTCAGGTGGAAAGATCACAGGCAAGGAACGCAATCCAAAGCTAACAGGAATCAACTGGATTCGAGAAGCTGAAGATATGCTTCAGACTGATCCTGTTGTTCGGAGATCTTGGCATATGTTGAGACAGACTCTCTTGAGTGCGTCTTGGCGGTTTGTTCCTGGTGTGGAGAATGATCCAACAGCTGAAGAGCTTTCACGCTTTGCCAATGAAGCTTTTGGTTTTGATGGATTCGCTGGTCAAATGTCGGTTTCTTGGGAAGAGCAACTTTCCTACTTGTGGGAGTTTGTGCCTTTTGGATATCGATATGCAGAAGAGATTTACAAGGTTGGACCTGATTCCAATGGGAAGGTCCGAGTGTGGCTTGATTACTTTGCCGATAGAGAGCCCTCTGCTCACAACCAATGGCTTTCTCAAGATGGTCAACACTTGGATGGAGTTCTTCAGAATGTGGTTGGATATACCTACACACCTGAACCCATTCCAGCTAACAAGCTCCTTCTTCTCACCTTGAACAGAACAGGATCGAACTTTGAAGGCATTGGAATGCTGCGTCCTGTTTGGTGGTGGTGGAGAACCAAGCAACGGGTTTCAAATCTCATGTGCGTTGGGTTGGAGCGTTGGGCCATACCAACACCCAAAGTCAAGGTAGACCGTTCACAAGCTGAACAGCAAGGATTGACTGATTCAGACCTTTCAGCAATGATCGATGATGCTGCAGACCAAGCTCAAGCATTCCTTGCAACAGAACAATCTTACCTGGTTGAATCTCCTGTGATTCAATTTGATTCCTATGGAATGACACCAAACCTTTATTCACAAGGCCCTCTCGATATTATCAAAGAATGTGATAATCAGATCAGTCAAGCATTCCTTGCTCAATTTGCCAATCTTGGCATAACTGATTCCGGAGCAAGATCAGTTGGAGAGGTCCATCTTTCAGTTTTCCGAAGAGCAGCAATCAATCTTTGTGATATCGTTGCTTCTCAAATCAGTGGACAGGATCGAAGAGGTGGAGGAACGATTGGACGCTTGATCAGATGGAACTACGGGTATATCGATCCATCCAAACTTCCAAGACTTACTCATACAGGACTAGATACTGATGATCTTGCAGAGAGTCTTGCAATGCTTCCTGGTCTTGTTCAGTTTGGCCTTCTCACTCCTGATAATGAACTCGAGAGAGCAATCCGAGAAAGACTTGGTGCTGGTGATCTTCCTGAAGAAGCAGAACGAAGTGCAATGGATCGAACCTTGAAACAAGGTGGAGGTGTTGCATCTCTTGCTGAAACTCTAGTTAGAAGGAAGAAAGCCAATGGTTAAGAAGATCAGAGTGAAGAAGAAACGCACCCAAGCACAAACACCCGCACCAAAGAAGGATCAGATCACAGGATCGAAGAAGAATCCAAAAGGATCTGCAAGTGGTGCTCGAGGTGGTATCGAAATCTCTGATTCAGCTGTGAAGACGCTTGAAGGCTATCGAGATGAACACAATGAAAAGTATTCAGCCAAATCAAAGAAGGTTGATCTCGGAACACTCAAGGCCGTCTTTAGACGTGGAGCTGGTGCTTTCTCTGCTTCCCATAGGCCACAAGTCACTTCAAGAACTCAGTGGGCCTTGGCTCGAGTGAAAGCCTTCCTCAAGTTAGTTGGAACAGGAGAGAGAAAGAAGTCTTACACTACAGACTTGGATCTTCTTCCAAAAGGCCACCCACAAAGGACCGAAGAAAAGAAGAAGGCTGAACTCTTCTCCATTCCTGATAAATACTCACACATTGATTTCACTCCACCAAAGGGAGTACAAGAAGCCGCTAAACGTGGCCTTGAAATCCGAAGAAGTAAACCTGAATCTCAAAGAGGTGGAACTGCTGTTGGTGTTGCTCGAGCAAGAGACCTATCCAACGGAATCCAATTAAGTCCTGATACTGTGAAGAGAATGCTAGCCTACTTCACAAGACATGAAGTGGACAAGCAAGGGTCAACTTGGGATGAGCAAGGAAAAGGATTTCAAGCTTGGTTGCTATGGGGTGGAGATCCTGGATTTTCATGGTCAAGAAAGGTCGTTAATCAAATGAAAGCAGCTGATACAAAAGCCAATAAGCTTACAGCTTACTCAGAGATTTCACTCTTGAATGAAATCAAAACCTATGAAGTTCCAGATGGATTGACCATAGGCAAGCCTTTTAAAACTCTTTCACTTGGTCAAGTCTCTTCCAGGATGAATGGCGAACCCATTGGGAAGGAGATCGATCAAGATCTTCTCTCTGAAATGGTGCGAGTGTTCAACATTAGAAAAGACTCTGATCCTGTAATCATCGATTGGCAACACGCAACTTCACCCTTTCAGGAAGGTGGTGTTGCTGGTCCTGATGCTGGAAACGCTCTTGGAATCATTGTTGACTTAGAAGTAAGAGACAATGGCCTTTATGCTGTTCCAGCTTATAATGAAAGAGGAATGAAAGTAGTTAAAGACGCTGGTGGAATCTTGTGGAGTTCTCCTGAATATCTGCAAGGTGAAATCTTTACTCGAGACGGTGGAGACAAGGTTGGAGATGCACAGCTTTTAGCAGTGACTCTCACACCAAGACCTGCCCAACAATCCGACAAAATTGATCGAATCACTCTTAAGGAGAGTTTAACCATGTATTCTCAAGAACAGTTGAATGCAATGAATCATGATGACTTGGTTGATTTCGCAAAACGTGAGCAAGATCTCAATCGTCAAAAAGACGAAATGATCAAGCAACTCGAAAGCCAAATCAAGACCATGAATGAAGATAATGAATCCAAGGTTTCAAAAGACGCTGAAGATCTGAATGAACATTATGGTAAGGAAGAAAAGAAACTTGCTGAACATGATGATAAGGAAGAGAAGAAGCTTGCTGAACATGAGGAAAAGAAAGAAGACGATAAGGAAGAGAAGATGAAAGAGCATCAAAAGATGAGTGAATCTTTAAATCCAAATCTCCTTTCTGAAATCCAAGCTTTGCGTGAGCAAGTTCAAACCCTCCAAAAGGAGAAGATCGAAGTGGAGAAATCTACTGCGGTAAATCAACTCTTGAGTGAAGGGAAGATCTCACCCAATGAAGAGAGCGTTGCTCGAGAAGCGTATGAATTACGACTTCAAGGACGTGATTCCTTTTGGAATATGTTCAATGAACGTCCATCCAATTCTGTTGTCAATATGTCAACCATTGGACATGGTGCATCTGGTCAAGAGATCAATAAAGAAAGCCTTCATCTTAAAGTTAAGAAATTAAGTGAAGATAAGGGAATCAGTTATAGTCAAGCCTTGACTGAATTCCGAAGTTCTAACCCTCAAGAATACAATCAAGCCTACGGAGTTTAAGAAATGCAAACTCAAAATATTGTTGTAAGTTTTGTGGCTGCTGAAGCCATTACTGAATTTGCTCTTGTGTCGATTGACACTAATGGAAAAATCGTGATCACTGATGCAGGAACAGATAAAGCCTGCGTTGGTGTTGCACAACGTGCTTGTGCAAGTGGTGAAGTCACTGATGTGTTGGTACATGGAGTCACTCAAGTGATTGCAAGTGATGCATTGACTTTTGCCAATCCTCTCTTTGCTGCGACTACTAACGGAGAAGTTAAAGCTGCGGCAACAACTGAGT